GGCGCGCGTTTCAGCTTTATTATTTCCAGGAAGTGCCGGTCTTTTCGGACACGATCCCAACAAGCTGGATTTACACAAAATATCCGTCGCTCTACCTCTCCGCGGCGCTGATGCACGCCTACCTGCATGCGATCGGGGAAGAGGGCCAGGCGGCGGGGGCGAAACAGCTTACCGAAGACACGATTCAGAAGCTTAACAACGAATATAACCTGCAGAAGGCGAGCGGCTCGAGACTCACGCGCACCAGGGTCCGGAGTTTCGGCTGATGAACGATCAGTGGGTTCCGTCTCCGCCTTCGCCGCCGCCGACGTGGACGCCGAATCCACTGCCGCCGTCGAACGTATGGAACGACACGGAGGCTTGCTCCGCGCCGAGCGGGCCCTCGATCGTCGACGGCATTGTCATCACCGGCGTGCCGGCGACGGTGAGCTCGCTCTACTGGCAGGTGAACCTCAACGACGGCTCGAGTCCGCCGAACTTTCAAATCAACCATCTTGACGGCAAGGGCGCCGTGCTCGACGCCGCGCTGCAGATTTCCGGCGTTGATCTCTCTGCGACTTTCGCGGGTCCAGTTTACCTGGCGCGCGATCCGGTCGAGCCGATGGAGGCGGTGACTCTCGAATACCTCGAGGCGCATGGGGCGGGCGTTCCTGAGGTTCCCGACAACCAGACGTATGGGCGAACGGAGGGCGCTTGGAACCTCGTCGTCCCGGCGGCGGGCGGCACCTTTACCGGACCGACCAATCTGAGTGCAGGCGGCGCGGTCACTTCCGGCGCCCTTCTCTTTGCTGGGAACGCGGTTTGCTCGGTGCCTACGGTCGCGCAGCTGCAGATTGGCGATGGTTCCGCGGGTCAGGTGCCGACGGCGGACGGCAACGGCAATCTGACTTGGACGACGCCGACAACCGGCGGGCCTTACCTTCCGCTTTCGGGCGGCACCGTCACGGGAAGTTTGACGGTCAATCAGGTTTTGACCGTGCAGGGCTCCAATAGTTTGGTGCTCAACGCTCCGAATGGTCAACAGCGCGCTATTCTCGGTCAGACCTCGACGCTGACGCGCTGGCAATTGATGCTGGGTGATGGAACGAGCGAGGGGCTGAATAATACCGGCTCGAATTTCTCCCTCACGGCTTACGCCACTGCGGGCGGCTTTCTCGGCAATTGGCTGACGATCGCGCGGGCGGATGGCTCGACGACCTTCAACGGATCCGGCGTCACCATTGCAGGCGGCCTGGCGGTTAATGGGCTTCTCGCCGTTAACAGCGTCGGTAATTTGTACGTCCCTGGCGGCTCGCCTGGCCAGGTGCTGTCGACCAATGGCTCGGGCATCCTGTCTTGGGCGAATCAGAGCGGCGGCATCCCCGATGCGCCGTCTAATGGAACGCAATACGGCCGCCAGAGCGGGGCGTGGACGCCCATCTCGGTTTCGGGCGGGCCTCCAGTCACCATTTCCGATACAGCGCCCTCAGGGGTCGTTTCTGGCGATTTGTGGTGGGATAGCGTCGGCGGGCAATTGTACGTCTATTTTACGGACGCCAATTCGTCGCAATGGGTGGCGGCGGTCAATTTCAGCGGCGGCGCGTCGGCTGCGCCGTCGAATACTGCGCCTCTGATCAACGGAACCGCGGCGGCGGGAACGAGCGTCGCCTGGTCGCGCGGCGATCATGTCCACCCGACCGATACGAGCCGCGCCCCTTTGGCGTCGCCCGCGCTGACTGGCGTTCCGACCGCGCCGACTGCGGCGGCAAGTACGAGCACGACGCAGCTTGCCACGACGGCGTTTGTCCACGCTCAGCCGGTGGCGATGAACGACAATCGCATCATCAACGGCGACATGCGGATCGACCAGCGCAACGGTGGCGTAGGCGGGACGGCGGTTGGGTACACGGTTGATCGATGGATGTATGTCGCATCGCAAACAGGTAAGGGGAATTGGGGGCAAGGTGCGCCCGCTGTTGGCTTTGGCGCTTATCTGGGGTTCACGTCAACGTCGGCGTATGCGTCCGTAGCGGCGGACTACTTTGAGTTCTTCCAGCCCATTGAAGCTGACATGGTCAGCGATTTTCAATGGGGCACGGTGAACGCGCAGCCGGTTACGTTGTCGTTCTGGGCTTCGGCCAGCCTGACAGGAATATACAGCGGTACGATCCAGAATTACGCGGGCACGCGAACCTATCCGTTTTCCTATTCGATCCCGACTGCAAACACTTGGGTCAAGATCGTCATCCCCATCCCCGGCGACACGGGTGGCGCATGGGTGATGACCGGCAACGCTGGATCGATGTACGTCGCTTTCGATCTCGGCTCTGGCTCATCCAGACGCGGCCCAGCAGGCGCATGGGCGAGCGCGAGTTACATCGGCGTGACCGGCTCGGTCAGCGTCGTTGGAACCAACGGCGCTGGCTTTACTGTCACCGGTGTCAAGTTGGAGATTGGCTCGGTAGCAACGCCGTACAATCGGCAGTCACTGGCCAAGTCTTTGGCGGATTGCCAGAGGTATTATCAAGTGGTTGGACCTCTTTATTCTTTTGGGTATAACACGACCAGTGTTAATTTTATGTGTTCATATGCAGTGCAAACTATGCGAGCTGCGCCCACAATCACGTTGGCTGGTACGAGTTATAGCAATTGTTCTGGGGCGAATAGCCAGAACATAACGACCAATTCTTTTAATGTATACGCCACAGTAACAGCGACAGGAAGTGCATATTTTAATGCTTCTTGTTTACTTAGCGCGGAGCTTTGACGGTGATCGACTTTCCCGCCAGCCCTACGGTCGGCCAGTCGTTCACCGCTGCGGGCGTGACCTGGATTTGGGACGGCGCGAAGTGGTTGCCGAGCGGCCTTTCCCCCACCGTTGTTCCGGGAATCAACGACAATAGGCTCATCAACGGCGATATGCGGATCGATCAGCGTAATGGCGGGGCGAGCGGGACGGCGGCGAGCTATACGGTTGATCGATGGAGTGCTGGATTAACTCAAGCAGGTAGACTGACCTGGGGTCAGAATATGGCTGGCCTTACGGGGCCGTCGCTCTTTCCTTATTGCCTGGGTTCTACGAGTTCTGGAGCATACACTCTTGTAGCTGGCGATACGTTTTATGTCTGCCAAATTATCGAAGCTGACATGGTTAGCGACTTTGCGTGGGGCACTGCCAATGCACAGCCGGTTATGTTATCGTTTTGGGTATACGCGAATACGAACACTGGTTTGTATGGTGGATCTGTTAAGAATGGCGCAAGTACGCGTTCGTATCCATTTACCTATTCGATACCCACGATAGGCGTTTGGACGAAGATTATTGTTCCTATTCCCAGCGATACTACTGGAACGTGGACGATGAAAGGCAACGGTGGCGCGTTGCAATTGACGTTCAGTTACGGGACTGGTGCAACTTATAGTGGACCAGCCAATGCATGGGCATCAGGTAATTATAACAGCGCATCTGGTGTGCTTAATATCTTCACCGGCGTTAATAATGGATTGTGGATTACCGGCGTCAAGTTAGAGATCGGCTCCGTCGCCACGTCGTACAATCGGCAGTCGTTGGCGAAGAGCATGGCCGATTGTCAGCGGTATTTTCAGTTCGCGACCTTTGGTCTTGGGGGAAATGCGACGGCGACGGCCACGACTGTGACCTATGTGCAATCGCTGCCCGTCTCTATGCGAGCGACGCCGACCATAACGCCGACAGAGTCAAACGCAATTAACATGTCCACACGGGTCATTACTCCCGAAACTCCATCCACGATCAGACCCAACGGGACAGCTGCTAACGCTTTCCTCTGGACAGGCTCATTCACCGCGAGCGCGGAGCTTTGACCATGACCTATAGCCAAGTCTGGGATCATATGAACAACAAGCCGCACGACAGCCTCATCGTGCGCGACGAGGACGGCGCATTCATTCCCATGGATCCGGACAATATCGACTGCCAGGCTTACCTCGCTTGGCTTGACGAGGGGAATGAACCGAAAGCGGCGGTGAACCCCAATGGTTGAGACTCTCACCAAAAATTATAGTTGGACGAAGCCGCAAATCACGGGCTCGGCGGCGACTTGGGGCGGCTTTCTCAACGACGATCTCGACGAGATCGACGCCCTCGTTTTCGCCAATCAGCAAGGCATCAATCCGGTCGGCTCGGGCGCGCTCTGGTTCTCGAGCACGCCGCCGGCGAACTGGCTCATCTGCGACGGCTCGTCGCTCTCCACCACGACTTACGCCGGCTTGTTTGCGGCGATCGGCTATGCCTACGGCGGTTCCGGGCCGAATTTCAACCTGCCGAATCTACAGTTGAATTTCCCTATTGGCGCGGGGTCTGGCCTGGCGCTGGGCGCGGTCGGCGGCGAGGCGACGCATCTTCTCAGCGCCAACGAAATGCCGGCGCACGCCCATGGCGTCACCGATCCGACCCATGCGCACGTCGCGGGACAGTATGGGCATAGTCACGCTATTTCGACTGGGGGCCACGCGCACGCCATCCATACTGGCGCTCATGCGCATAGCGGCGTCGGTGTTGGAATTTCAGGGGCGGGAACCGGCAATATCGCGGGTATAGCGGGCGGCGGGGGGTTGCAGATGGGCAATACGAGCACGGTTGGCGATCTCGGCGGCAATACCGACACCGCCGGAAACCTTGGTGGCGGCACCGATGTGCAGACGCCAGGGATCGTGGTTGATGGGGCCTATACCGGTATTGGCATCCAAAATGCCGGCGGCGGCGCGGCGCATAACAACCTACCGCCCTATGTCGGAATCAACTTCATCATTCGGTATATGTAGTGTCCACGCAGTTCAAACCGCTTTCGATTCCGCCAGGCGTCGTCGCCACCGCGACGAAGCAGATGAGCTCGACCAATTACGCCGCGGTCAACATGGTGCGCTGGGTCGAGGGGCGGCTTTCGCCCGTCGGCGGCCAGGCGAAATACAATTACCAGTTCGCCTCGCGCTGCAAGGCGATCCACGGCTGGTACGGCCTCGACGAGATCTA